AAAAATTTTTCTTGTATTGCTATTTTTTTTAAATAACGGTCGTAATTTGCGTTAGCAGTTATAGTAGATAATTCAGATTCATGGGCTCTATCGACTAATTCAAACACTAATGCATTGGTATTTCGTAACATTTCATATTCGATGCTAGTTTTTATTTGATTAAATTTATCGATTCCTATTTGATTTATTATTTCATCACTTAATAACTGATATGAAGTTTTTAATTTTTCATTGGCTGCGCCGGTACTTTTTTCTAATTTTACTTCATAAATTGATAGTAAATCAAATACATACGATTCATCTAAACTAATCTTTAACATACTATTTTACGATTTACGTATTAAAATATCGTTATGTGCACATCTAGCATATTTGATATAACCTAAATTTTCATATATTTCATTATATCCGCTAGTTTCTTCATATATGTTTTCAATGATTAAAACTTTAGGTTTGTAATACTTTAGGTTAGCTCCATTTAATATACCAATTTCATTTCCTTCTGTATCGATATCTAAAATATCAATATGTTTTACCTCAGGATAATGTTCTTTTAATATACTATTTAATGATTTTGCTGGTACATCATAATGTATAACTCGACCTAAATGCGGTTCAATTCCTAATAATGAATCGGATACTTCTGCTATAGTTGATCCAGCTAATCCTTCAATAGCATCTGGAAATTCTCTAAATAATACAGTACTGGGAGAATCTGTTTCTGTTACTGCATAATGTAGTATATCAAATCCAGCATCTTTAAACATCTGTACATTTCTAGGCATCGCATCAATTGATATAATTTTTGAATCCATGGATCTAAAATATTTAGTGTTTGAATAGAAATCTGGTTGTCCAGCACCTACATCTACTATTACCAATTGAGTTTCTAATGCTTTTGGAAAAAATTCTGTTAACGCTTCGTGTGCTAAAACTGCAGAATCAAATTCAGATTGAGTTGTTTTCATGTTGTCCTTTTTTTTTATTTTATTATGTTATTTAATATTTTCTATAATATGAAGTCCAGTGCATTTTTCAAAGTAATTATTCGATATAAATTCATTTGAAAAATATTTTGGATTAATCCACCAATCTTCGAAGTAATTAGTATCATCCCATAATCCTAAACTACCATTTGGTGCTTTAACATCGTCGCATAATCGAATATATCCTTTTGATGATAAAATATCATATGATTTTGTTTTAGACTCATTGCCCCCAGCATAAAAATCATGTTCAAATGTCATTATTTTAAATTCATATGAATCAAAAGGAAAATTTTCTAATCCAACAATTGATGTTGGATCGATATCTAATGATATGTAATCAATTACGTTTGGTACTTCATAAAAATTAAAAATATCTCGTAATTCCGTTTGAGGTATAAGAACAGTTAATACATCCGAATTTATACTTACATTACGACGATTTGTTGCCGATGCTGGGTCTCCATCGATACATACGCCTTTCCAACCAGCTTCTTCTAGAAGCAATGTATTACTATTGATTCCGGTGTGATCAAATCCGGCGCCGATATCTACAAAAAACCCGGCATTACCGATAAGTTTTAGTGCAAATTGATCTTGATATACTTGTGAATATGTTTTCATGCTGTTACAAATTTTATTAAACGTTTAAATGTATCAATTAAATTTTCCTGAGACCATTCTTCTCGCAATTTTTCTACATAGTTAGTTGATTTATTAAATTCTAATATTTCTGGTAATGTATGTAATGCCATATCTATATTAGGATCGTAAACCGGATTAAACATACCTACATTGGTAATTGCTAATGGCGTATTAGTAGATATTACATAATCAGGAACTCCGGAAATATCTCGTCCGTACCGATATGCAAATGCCATTAAATCATTGTTATAACAAAAATCTAAAATTTCTTCATTTGAAAGAAACTCGGTAGTAATATTTAATTTAATTCCAGGCTTTAACGATACCGATCTCATTCTTTCAATATCTGCATTTTGACCAATACCATCATTATCGCCATAATATGCTCTAGTAATGTGAATATTAATTTGTGCAGTTTCAAATTGATCGTTTACTAATTTTACTAAGTCATCAAACCCTTTACGTTCTCCAGCAAAACCAAATGAACCAATATGTACAACATCATGTTTCGGTTTAGGTTTACTAAGATCGTATTTATATAATGGCCTCGTAAAACCATTTTTTAATGGATCTTGATCAATATAATAATCAAACGTAGCAGTATGAAAATCCGGCGTATGCATTATTGTTACTGTTTTTAAATCCGGAAAATTATTTTTTATATGTTGAAGAAGTCCATGATTTAACCAACCATATGGTCCGGTTGGTCCTCCTTCAATCCAATTAAAAAACAATACGTTAACTTGAGATAAATTTAATTGATTAAAATCTTGCAACGTTTCTATTTCAAAATACTCAATATCTAAATCACAATGTTGCAGGGTATCCCAGATACGTAACCCGTATTGATACACCCCGCAATTTTTTTGTTTACTATTTATGTAGTATATTTTCATTATTTTCCAATTATCTCAAACTTAGGACATGGAACGATAAATTTACCACCATTTGACAAATATTCATCTTCTCTTTGTACAAATTCAGATATAAAATGCCACGGAAGTACTAACATATAATCTGGCTTCATTGCTCTAACTTCTTCTTCTGATAAAATAGGAATATTAGTTCCAATTGTTTTTAATCCAAATTTATATGGGGAACGTTCTGCAATTGCATCTATCATTGTATGATCCAATCCAAACCATTGTAATAATGTATTTCCTTTTGTCGATGCGCCATATCCGCAAATTACTTTACCTTTAGCTTTTTCTTGTTTAATAAAGTTTACGGTTTGTTCTTTAAGTTCTTCAATATCCGACTGAAACTTTTTCCATATATTTAAATCATTCATATTATAGAATGTAGTTTCATATTCTAGTAACGAATCTACTCTAAATTTACATACATCTCTTAATGGACTAGTACCAAATGATGTAACGTCAGCTGTTTCTTTTTGTACATAAACTCGGAAACTACCTCCATTAACATCATTTAAACTGCAGTCGACTATTTTTAATCCGTGACTCTCAAATAATTTTTTAAATGAACCAATTGAATGATAATATGCGTGTTCGTGACAAATATTATCAAATGCCAATTGTTTAATCATTAATGGAGTATATGACAATTGTAATACCCATATTCCATTATCATCTAATATTTTACAAACATCATTAATAAAAGGATGCGGATCTAATAGATCGTAAAACATAGCAATCGTCGTTATAACTTTGACTTTTTTATCGCCATACCCCGTACGTTGATATGCGTCGTAACTAAAATAATCTTGTACAATCGTAGCTACTTTAGATGATTCGTTAACAAAAGTATCATCTGCAGGATCGATACCTATTTTACTATAAGTATCAGGTACTTGCTTTAATAAAGTTCCATCATTACATGCAATATCTAACCATATGTCACCTGATTGATGTTTTACTCGAGATGTTATTTCATCTACAATGTTTCCTAATTCTTTAGTCATAGTAGCATTAATTCCTGAACGATACCAATACTTACCCCACATCGTTTCATTTGGTGGCATTCCCGTTAATCTAGCAGCGCCAATTTCAGTGTTTAATACTAAATCTAAACTATATTTTTCTCGGCCGGTATAGTCGGATTCTGATTTAATAAAATCCGAAACATAATGTTCGCCTAAATTTACAACTTTGATGTTATTTTCCATATATTTACTTTGTATTATTTTTTAATAAATTAATATCATTAGTTACCATTATATTAACCATTTGTTCCAAACTGGTTTTAGGTTGCCATCCTAATTTTTCTTTTGCTTTTGATGCATCGCCTAATAAACACATCGGATCTACTGGACGTAATAATTTACTGTCAAATTTAACAAATTTACTCCAATTATCAATTCCAATACACGCAAATGAATAATCTAAAAATTCTTTAATTGAATATGTTTTACCAGTTGCTAAAACAAAATCTTCCGGAGTATCTTGTTGAAGCATCATCCACATTCCTTCTACGTAATCAGGCGCATATCCCCAATCTCTTTTAGATTCGATATTTCCTAATGTTATATGATCTGCTAATCCTAAATGTATACGAGCAACTCCATCGGTAATTTTTCGTGTTACAAATTCTACACCCCTACGTTCTGATTCATGATTGAATAAAATTCCATTTACTGCAAACATACCATAACTTTCTCGATAGTTTTTAGTAATCCAATACGCATATAATTTTGCTACACCGTATGGCGAACATGGATGGAAATCTGTTAATTCATTAGCAGTACCACCTTTTTTACCAAACATTTCAGATGACGATGCTTGATAAAATTTAGTGTTTTTATTTCCATATTCGCGAATAGCTTCTAAAACGCGTAATGCACCTAACCCGGTTATATCTGAAGTTTGTTCTGGCGTTCCCCAACTTTCTCCAGCAAAGGATTGTGCTCCTAAATTATAAACTTCATGCGGTTCGCTATCTTTAACTGCGCGAACTAATGAATTTTGATCCGATAAATCTCCTTTCAACATATGAATTTGATCGGATACTTTGAATAAATTCGGAGTATATGGTGTACTTTTTCTTCGTTCTAATCCAAATACTTCATAATCTTTTGATAATAAAAATTCGGCTAAATGAGATCCATCCATCCCGCCGATACCTGTAATTAATGCTCGTTTCTTTTTCATTATTTATTCTTAAAATTAAAATTAAAAAATTTATCTACAATTGTTTTAATATATGCAATTTGTTCTTCTGTAATAACTGGACTACAACCTAAAAAGAATGTATCGGTTGTAACTTTTCTGGCTATTGGAAAATCATTGATTACTTGTTCAGGATCCATTAATCCTTGATATGCTGGCTGTAACATAATATTACCAGCAAAATATGGCCGTGTTTGTATTTTGTGTGATTCTAAAAATTGACAAAATTCGGCTCTCGTAAATCCAGCACCATCTTTTACCGTTAATGCTACAGCAAACCAATCTGGATCTGCGTGTTCTGTTGCTTTTGGTAAATAAAAGAATTGTTCATATGATTTAAAAATATCAACAATTAATGCGTGATTTTTTCTTCGAATTTGACCTATTTCTTCTAATTTTTGCATTTGCACAAATGCCATAGCAGCTTGCATTTCTATTGGTTTTAAATTATAACCAATTTCTTCGTAAACATATTTATGGTCAAATACGTCATTTGGCAGAGCTGGTAACCAATTATTAAATCGTTGATTACACATTCCGCATTCTAACTGATTTTGTTTTCCTACACAATAACAGCCTCGACCCCAATCTCTAAAACTTCTTAAAATTCGCTCCGTTTCTAAATCATTACATGCAACAAAACCGCCTTCACCCATAGTAATATGATGTGCTGGATAAAATGAACAACTGGCCATTTTGCCATATGTTCCTAATGGCTGATCTTTGTATTTTGAACCTAATGCATCGCAACAATCTTCTAATAAAATTAAATTGTATTTTTCAACCAATTCCATTAAACGATCCATATTAGGAGGATTTCCTAAAACATGTGCAAATGTTATAACTTTAATATCCGGATCTTCTTTTAATTTTTGTTCTACTTGATCTAAATTTAAATTTAAAGATTCTAATTCAATATCCACAAATACCGGAGTAAATCCTAACTGCAAAATAGGATTAATTGTTGTAGGAAATCCAGCAATTGGAGTTAATACTTTAGTTCCTTTCGGTAAATTCATTCCTCGTTTTGAGGTTAATGCTGCTAACATTAATAAATTTGCACTAGATCCACTGTTCGTTAAAATTCCTAATTTTTTACCTAATCGTTTAGGAAATCTGGATTCGAAACGTATACCTTCTTGTCCTAAAACTAACCATCCTCCTAGTAACGTTTTAACTGCTGCTACATATTCTTTTTCATCAAAATAATTTCCAGCATATTGAACTAAATCTTTACCGGCTTCCCACGTTTTAGATGAATCTTTATGTTTGATGAACTTTTCTACTAGATTTAAAATATCTTCTACTTTTAAATCTTTAGAATCTATGAATTCTCGTTCTAAATCGGTATACGTTTTATTACTCATAATGTATCGTAAAAATTATTTTGTTTTTCTTGTCTATCAATCGTTTTCGGATGATATAGTGAGTAATCTTCTTCCATGGGAAGATGTGTATACTGTTTATATCCATCTAGTACCTCATGCACTTTATTTTTCCAGATTATACTAGGAGTATTTTTAAAAATGCGCCATTGGTAGTCAGGCCAGTTAACCCAACCTTCGCTATTCACATTCCATCTCCATTTTTGAATATGTGTATCAGTTAGCCCTGCGACAGTATTAACTCTTGGTACAAGATACACTTCTATCTCAGGATTTTGTTCTAAGATGAATGGTAACGATTCAATAATTGGAGTGCATGGAATTTCATCGGCGTCGATTTGAAAAATATAATCACCTGTACATTGTTCTTTCAAATGATTCTTAAATGATGCAAAATCGCCTCTTAATGGATTAAATATAACTCGGCAATTTCCTTGTTCATTGTGTTTCATGATATACTGCCAAACCAGTCTTTTATCTTGGGGCATATCGTTAAGATCATCTAATGATAAATCCATTTGAACTACGATTTCGTCTTGCGATCGTTTATGTTCTAATAAAAAGATTAATAATCGTTGAATTTCAATAAATTCATTACAAACGGTTATAGCATAACTTATTTTCATAATATATTATATGTTATTTTAAATTATTCTCCAACCTTTTGTAATTTAGGCAATTGTACTTGTTTTAGCTGCGGTAACTTAAGTTCTACAGATTTTGGTATACTAGATACCCCGGCGCTTACAATTTGTAAAACGTTTTTATAGATATCGACAACGGCGCTTTTAGTAAAAGTACTATTAACAAAATATCGTTGACGTTTTGCTATATCGCACCATTTTTTATAATTCTTTTCTACTTCTTTTAACATTTTACCAGCATATCCATAATCTGGCGTAAACCATTTTGCGTCGCCTATTAACCATTCATTTTGCGCAGATGGATGTATTGGGGTTAATACACCAGGTACAGCACAAATAAAATCTTTCTTTAAAAAATCTGCCTGACCCGAATAATGCGGGGCAATAATTGGTTTTCCCGTAGTTGAAAATTCTAACAAAGGACGTCCGAATCCTTCTGCTTTGGTAAATGATACCATTGCTTTTATTTTAGGATGATTATACAATGCATTCATTTCTTCATCGGATAATTCTCCATGTAATATGTATACACTAGGTAATTTTGCGTTACCAAACATTTCACGAATTTGATTGATTTTATTTTCAATTTCCATTCGATCCATAATACTATATGTAGCACCGCTAGTTTTCATAACCAGTGCGGGTGCAGATTTTGTATTTTTATAAGTTTCAAAGAATCGATGAACTAATCCACTTAAATTTTTACGATCTTCTCCTAATTGCCCCGTTAACCAATGCCCAACCGTTAAAAATGCAAATGATTCGTTAATTTCATTAAGTTGCGTAATTTCTGTAGTTACGTTCTTTGTTGAATATATATCTTCATTAAAATATTCAGGAATTACTTGCAAGTTAGTAGTTATAGTTAAATTATGTTTCTTTGCAGTGTTTTCGAATACTTGTTTGGTAAACGTACTAGGAACTATAGTAACTTGCATTCGATTAATACATTCAATCCAGTCTGGTTGGCAAATGTCTCCTTCAGTTCCCGCCGTTACTCCTACATTAAATTTTCCTACTGCTTGAAATTCATTTGGAACTGAAATTTGAACCCATATATCTGGTTGTTCGGTTAATGGCAATGGTATAATTCTTAATTGCCAATCCGTAGATATTGGATATGTCATTGGTGTATGTCCCCATGGAAGTGAAATTAATTTTACATCCCAATCAGAATCACCATGTTCTATAAAATTTGATATAATTTCACGTGCGTGGTGTCCGTAACCACTTTGTGTCGCTACTGGCGACGCTATAACTACTTTTCTCATTATGCTACTATTCCTGTTTGTTCGTATTTGGCTGCTTCTACTTTATTTAAAGTATATAATGGTCTAGATTGTTTATGAATACTAAATAAATAATCAAACATTTCAATCATTTTGTTACCCATTTGTTCGGATGTTAATCCATTTTTTAAACAAAATTCTCGTCCTTCTAATCCGTAAGTTGTTCTCCATTCTAAATCCGTGTCATACCACAACTTAATCGCTCGTGCCACATCTTCAAAATTTACTCTATCGTCGAAAATATAAGGAGTTAATGGAGATCCTTGTAACGATCGATTACTAGGAAATACTGGTTTAACCCAATTTCCATGATTCTTATAACGTCCGGTATGATTTGTTGAAAATTCTCCATTAAAACGAATCCATTCGTCATTTTCATCTGTAAAACCACATTGGTCTTGTAACCCGCCAGTTACATTGTTAATAATTGGAGTACCCGAAAGCATTGCTTCGGTTGAACTAAGACCCCATCCTTCGTTTGATCCGATATTTACTACAACATCTGCTACATTATACATTGCATTCAAGTCTTGTGCAGATAATTTTTGTTCGGAAAAAATAACTTTACATGTAGGAGCTAATGTGTTTGCTACAGCACGTAAATCAGTTCCATTTTCGTCGATAGGTTGAGTGTGCATTAGTAATGCGACCCGATTTTTTTGCTCAGCTGGTAATTGATCTACAAAGTGTTTAAATGCTAAAACTAAATCACCAGGTTGTTTTCTTCGTATATTTCTATTATTCCAAAATACTACAAAATCTACATCATTTTGTTTTTTAATTTGATTAAACATTTTTTGATATAAATCATCAGTTTTATTCAAAGGTTTAAATACATTATGATTTAATCCATGCGGAACGAACCCGGTAATAATTTCATTCCATTTGATATCTGCAGGAACAGAATCTCCGGCATCATAATCTACAACGCCAAATCCGTTCTGTTTAAGTACTTCTCTATGGATATTGTCTGATTGTTTGCTAATTCCCATGATCATATCGCAACTACCGTAAAATGGTGCGTTCCACATTGGATATGGCAAATCGTCCCATATAGAATAATATGTGATAGGAATTCTAAACGTCGTTTTAATTTCATGTTCTAATGCATATAACCAAGTCCAATAACGAGGATCGGTAAAATGTAAAATTGCGTCGGGTTGTTCTTGATTTAATATTGCAAATAAAATGTTTCGATCACCATAACCATTCCATGGAATTAATTTTACTGATGCATCTTCAATTCCAGTTTCGCGTGCTACATCATGCGATAAATCAAATGCTTTACCTGCATCTGGGTGTTGTAGTGCTGCACCTAGCTGTACCCAATCAAAATGTTTGACTGTATTTAAAATAATTTCTTTGCTGATAGTTCCAATTCCAGATGGAAGACGAAAATCATCTGCTAGCAATAAAATTTTCTTTTTTGCTGGTTTGTTTGGATCAATTTTTTTTAATTTCGGTAACTCCATGTATAACCTTTTTTTTATTTTATAACTTATATTAATAAATATATTAACCTAGTATAACTACCGGTTTATTTAATTTGTTGATATTACTATATGCAGTTTTTAATACCGGATCTAACTGTTCGTCGTTTGTCATAATAATCATATAATCACAATGTTCTGCAATTAATTTCATACGATGATGTAATTGACTAAAATGGTATTTTTTACCATAATACGATTCTGGCATTGCTGAGTACAAATTATATCCCGAAAATGATGGATTGAATTCTTTATAATCGACGCCAAACTCTAAAGAATATTTTCTAACCATGCTATTAGCACCTTCATTTCCGCCAGCACCAATTATTTGCAGATCTGTGGAAAATTTACGTTTCAATTCTTGTAACGTTTGTTGAACTTTGCGTTTATTTTGCCAACCCGTATTTCCTATAACTGCTACTTTTGTCATATAGTCTTCTCATATGAAAATCTAACACCTTTTGGCATTTGATTGTTATAAGCAATACGCAATCCAGTTTCTAATAATCTTCGATTTTCTTTGTGATTGGGATCGGTGATATCGGTTAATAAAACATATTCACATTGTTCCCATCCTACAAAAGGAGCTCGTTTTTGTAGTTCAAATTTATATACGTAAGTGTGTTTATGTTTAAATTCAATCATATTAATATATTATATAATTTTATCGTTATAACCAATTTTACGCATAACATAATATGATATCGTACCTAATATTACTCCGATTGCTAAATTGTGCGAATATAAAGATGATATGATCGTTACGATTAAAGATATTAAATTTACATGATTTTTAGTTCGAAATTGCAACCAATCGCCAGTTTGGTACACTACTATCATCATTACCCCAATTAACCCAGCTAAAGGTAACATTTCGATATACGTTCCTAAAATTAACATGATTAATAACAAACCAATACTAGCAGTTATAGCAGATAAACGATGCTTTGCACCTGCTGCAATATTTAAATTGGTTTGTCCTACTAAAACGCAGCCGCCTATAGATGAAAAACATCCTGATACCAAATTTCCTATAGATTGTGCTAACGTCTCACGAGATTTTGGTTTATTGGTATCTGTTACATTTAATTTTTCGCATACATTGTCAACTGTAAGTAATGATTCAGTTAAACCGGATATCGCCATACCAAAAGAATACGGTAATACTATTAGTATAGAATTTAAAGAAAAATTTAAACTAGATGGTATTGGTAATGCATTAGATATAGAAGATAAATCGCCGATTGTTGGCAAATTAAAATACACTCCTAATATTGTACCAACAATGATAGCAGTTATTGCTGGAGGAAATTTAAAATATTTGTTAGAGAAATACATAGCAATTGCTGAAATTATTACTGCAATTATCATTTGTATTTGTTGATACAATGTTATGTTGCCAATTTCAAAGTATTTGAATTGACTTTGTAAAATCATAAGAGCCAAAGCAATTAAAAATCCAGAGACTACTATTTTAGGTATATAAGTAAATATTTTCCACGAATTAGTCAACCAAATTATTAATTGTATGATTCCGGCCATAAAGACGGTTAAATATAAATCCGTTTCTCCATGCACTGCAACAAAACTAGCTAATATTACTGCGGTAGCTCCAGTTGCACCACTTATAATTCCAGGCCGGCCTCCAAACAATGCTGTTGAAAGTGACATAAAAAATGCTGCCCATAATCCGGCAACTGGCGATACTCCTACTAATAATGCAAAAGATATTGCTTCTGGTACTAATGCTGTTGAAATAGTTATTCCTGATAATATTTCCGTTTTTAACTGCGAAAACTTTAATTTTAAATAATTCATTCTCTGATCCTAATAAAAATGTTATTATATATATGTTATAAAGTTTATAAATATTGTTATTGTCTGATACGGTTTGCTTTCGGGCATAAATCTTCACGAGTCTTTGCAAAACAATATTTGCAATTTTTATCTCCTTTACCGGAAATTGCCATGTATTGTCGATCTGCTAATTTATTTCCTTCCGAATCAAAACATTGTTCTACAAATTCATCTATTTGACGTTGAACTTTGCGCTGAGTAACGGTACCCGAACTGGGTCTAAATAATTGAATACGTTTTTGTGGAAACATGGACTCTTCAACCATTTTTCTTTTAACGATAAAAAATTCAACTATGATATTTTCTTTTGGAATGCCAAATTGTTCGGAAAATTTATTTTTATAAATTACCAATTGTGCTGCTTTTGTAGGATCTGCCTTTTGATGTTTATTCCATCCAGATCTACTCGTTTTAATATCAAATACGTGTATCGTATTAGTAGGTATATGACGTATAACTAAATCTATAAATCCGTAAAGATATACCGATGGGTTGTTTGGGGATGCTGGTGTGCATAATTCAACTTCAATGCCTATTAATTCCCAATCTTTAGTAGAAAAATATTGTTTGCGCCGTTTCTTGAACCATTCCAATATAGCAACGCCATCTTCTAAATATTCTGCCAATTGCAACGGATTAGAAAAATGTTGACCCATTTCTTGTACACATTTGGCATATTCTTCCCGAAGCTTGTTAGTTAATATGCTACGCAAATCTAATGCTTCAGCACGTTTAACCGAATCGGTATACATAACTTCAATAAAGTATTGAAATGTTTCGTGAAATGCCGTACCGAAACATGTATCAATTGATGCTTGAAATGGAGCCAATCCGTCGATATATGCTAATTTCCAAGATAATGGACAACGATCATACATTGACCATTGTGAATAAGATATTTTTCTAGGTACCGTATTAGCATCTCGTAAAGACAGTTTATATACGGGATTGATATAATTTCCAGATTTCATACATTAAATATATGAATTTATTTTTTAAGTTCCAAGTAATCGGGTTCAAATTTTACGTGATTATGAACTTGTTCTTGCAAGTAGATATCGATTAAATCTTTGGTTTTTTCTAAATCTTCTGAAAATGATCCTTTATGTCGACATCTAACAATTCTTTTGATAATA